ATGACTGTTTCACCATCATCCCGTACTTTGGCTATTTCCGCCGGGGCAAGACGCGCGGCATGGTGGACAACGGCATTGGCCCACAGGAGGCGCTGAACAAGGCTGTCAGCCAGTTCATCCACATCACCAACACCACGGCCAACAGTGGATGGACGGTGGAAGAAAACTCGCTCACCAATATGAAAACGGATGACCTGGCAGAAGTCGGGTCAAAGACGGGTCTGGTGGTGGAGTACAGAAAGGGTGCAACCGAGCCGAAGAAGATCCTGCCCAACAGCGTGCCCCCTGGCATTGACCGCATCATTGACCGCGCGACCCAAGCACTCAAGGATGTCACGGTGCCAGATTCCATGCGAGGACTGCAGGGCAGTGCCGTATCGGGCGTGGCAAAGCAGGCTGATCAGTTCGCCAGCCAGCAACAGCTTGCCGTGCCACTGGAAAACCTGGCCATGACGCGCAACCTGCTGTCACGCTTCTTTTTGAAGCTGCTGCAGCGCTATTACGACAGCTACCGGGTGTACCGCATCACTGAAATCGACCCATTGACAGGCAAAGAAGTCGAGGAAGTGATCGAAATCAACAAGCCGGACGGTATGGGTGGCTACCTGAACGACATCACCATTGGTGAGTATGACGTTGTGGTGACTGAACAGCCCATGCAAGTCACGTTTGAGAACTCCCAGTTTGAGCAGGCTTTGGCCATGCGCAAAGAGGGCGTCAAGATCCCCGATACCACGGTGGTGCGCTACTCCAACCTGGCCGACAAGCACGAAATCATGGAAACCATGGCATCGCAAGCCGCGCCAACCGACCCGACACTGGAAGCCAAGGCAAAATTGCTGGAGGCCCAGGCGCGCAAGACGGATGCAGACACCACGGCCCGCAGCGTGGAGGCGCAGTACAGCGCCATTCAGACCGCCCAGGTGATTGCCACGACTCCGGCCACCAGCGGACTGGCAGACCAGCTACTGCGCAGCGCCGGTTATGTGGACCTCGATGCAGCTCCCATCGTGCCGTCCGCGCCCGCTGGAATGCCGGTGGCGCCAGATCCGGCCATGCCGACCAACACCAACCCCATGACGCCGGCCAACCCAGGGGTTGGGCTGATGGATGGCATCGAGACAGCGCGCCCGGATGGTGTGGAGGCTGGAATCGGGGCATAAACGACCCCCAGTAGGGTTTGAGCGAGAAGCACGTCCTTGGCAGCATTGGTCCCGACGCTAGGCATAGACCCGGCGCACCACTACCACTACCAAGGACGAGCATGAATTCTGAGAATCAGGGCGTCACTGACGCATCTATCGAGCGTGAGATTCAGGCCAACGGGCTTGCGCCTGACCCATGCCTGCCAGTCGCCCGCGTGGCGTGGGAAGTTGCAAGAAACGTGGCCATGTCCTTCGGGGACTTCTCCAAAGGTCCGTGGGAGTCTCGTTCCAAAGTGGAGCAGGACGAGGCCGTGGCCCTTGTTACCGCCTACCTCAACACGCCGTCAATGACGCCAGTAACCCTGCAAGTGAAGCTGGAGAGCCAGCAAGACAGAGCAGTGGCATTTGCCTTCTTCGGCACCGTGCGCGGCATCGCGCAAGAGCAGACCCGCACATAAACCACCAGGAAAACACCATGAAACTCTGGAAACAACACATTTTTTCCCGCCTGCAGCGCCCCGAAGATGATGGCTCTGACTTGGGTGGAGAAGTCATCAGCATCAACGGGGAAGGCTCCACGCAGCCGACCGATGGCGCTGACACCACAGCGGAAGACCGCGGGGATGTGGTGACACCACAATCTTCGACCGACAAGGGAGACGGAGAGACATCCACCCAGGACTCCACAGCGACTGAACCTAAGTCCGGCGGCATCCCCAAGGCCCGTTTTGACGAGGTAAACGAGCGCCGCAAGTCTGCCGAGCAGGAGCTGGAGGCAGCGCGTGCTGAATTGGCCGCACTCAAGTCTGGAAAGCAGGCTGCGCCAACTCAAGCTACCGAACAGACACCCCAAGAGCCGGCTGCAGAGCAGTTTGACGAAGACGCGAAGGAGCAGGCCTACATCGACGCTATGCTGGACGGTGATACCGCACTTGCGAAGCAGATCCGCAAGGAAATCAATGCCAACTTGCGCCAGCAGGCCGCCGTGGAAGTGGAAACACGGACAACCCAGCGCAATGCCGCCGAGAGTTTGAGCCAAGCAGCAGCCAAAGCCAGTACAGATTACCCCTATCTGGACACGGATGAAGGCTCCTATGCGCTGGGCCTGATTGTGTCTGCACGCGATGCTGGAATTGCCCGCGGATTGCCTGCGCACGTTGCCCTGGCAGACGCCGTGGCCAAGATCGCTCCGCGATTTGCTCCAGCAGACAGCGCAGCGACCCCCAGTAGGGGCTTGCCCACACCCAAGGCCGCTGTAGATACTCGCACACAGCAAGCACTGGAGCGTGGCGCACTGGATTCAACCCGGCAGCCACCCCCGATGCAAGCAGGTTTGGGAAATCGCACGGACAAGGTTCGCATTGATGTTGACAACCTCGATGAAGCCCAGTTCGCAGCCCTCACGCCAGCCGAGAAAAAGGCTGCACGCGGGGACTACTCGTAGAGCCAACCAAGCCAACCCCAGCGGGGTTCACCGTCCCGCTGGTTCTCTCAGGTGACTTCGCCCCATAACTGGCGTTAAACGGTTTGGCCTCTTGACGGCCCCAGCAGTCATGTTCCCGCAAGGCAGCGCATTGCCAGACGAATGCAACCCCTTTTTTTGGAGCATGACATGCTTACTAATTTCGCAGCGCTGACACCCCAGCAAAAAGTTGTTTGGTCCCGTGACGTGTGGCAATCCGCCCGCGACCAAATGTTTATCAAGAAATTCACTGGTGGCGAAAACTCCGTCATCCAGCGCATCACCGAACTGACCAAGACCGAGAAGGGCGAACAAGTGCTCATGCACCTGGTTGCCGACCTGGTTGAAGACGGCGTTATCGGTGACAACGAGCGCGAAGGCAACGAGGAAGCGATGCAGTCCTACGCGCAGACGCTGAACATCGACCTGATTACCCACTCTGTCCGCAACAAGGGCAAATTGAGCGATCAGAAGTCGGTCATCAAGTTCCGTGAAATGGGCAAGGATCGCCTGTCATTCTGGCTGGCCAATCGTGTTGACCAACTGGCATTCCTGGCAATGTCCGGCATCAGTTTCGCCTTCAAGAACAACGGTGAAGCCCGCGTAGGCTCCCCATTCCCCAATCTGTCCTTCGCTGCAGACGTGTCTGGTCCTACCAGCAAGCGCAGCGTGATGTGGGATGGCACCGGCCTGGCTGTATCGAACACTGCTTCGATCACCACTAGCTACGTGCCCACCTACAAGATGATTGTGGATGCCGTGGCCTATGCCAAGGAAAACTACATCAAGCCCCTGATGTCGGAAGGCAAAGAGCATTACGTGATGTTCGTGACTCCCGGCACACTGGCCGCTCTGAAAAAGGATGCGGATTACCAGCGCGCAGTGGTTGGAGTGGCTACCAAGGCCGGAACTGATAGCCCATGGTTCACTGGTGGCAATGTCACCATTGATGGCGTGGTTCTGCACGAACACCGCTTGGTCTACAACACCAAAGGCGCTTCTTCTGGTTCCAAGTGGGGTGCTGGCGGTCTGGTCAACGGTACTCGCACACTGCTCTGCGGTGCGCAGGCGCTGGGCATGGCCGACATTGGCACACCCGAGTGGAATGAAAAGGACTTCCAGTATGGCGCGCAGCAAGGTATCAACATCGACAAGATGTTTGGCCTGCTGAAACCCAAGTTCTACAGCATCTACAACGGTAGCGTGCAGGACTTCGGCATCCTGGCCATCGACCACTACGCACAGTAAGCGTAACAAGCGGGGGCTTCGGCCCTCGCTGACAAAACCAAAAAAACACTCTCCATTTCCCTTTGTTGTTGTGAGGAATAAATCATGCCTATCACCAAAAACCCCGCTCGCCAAGAGCTGATCGCCGCTTTCGTTGACATCAACCTGGCCGATGTCGCCAACAATGTTGCAGCTCCCGCGCTGGATCTGCCTGTTGGCGCAGTCGTCGTAAGTGGTGCATTTGTCACCACTGAAGCCTGGAACTCCACCACTTCTGACGTGATGGACGTAGGCGATGCAGGATCTGCGACACGTTACATGACAGACGGCAACATTCGTGCGCTGGGCGCCCGTGTCCCGTTGGTGCCTACCGGCCTCGTCCACGATGCGACCAACAACACGTTGCGCGTGACATGGACCAGTGGCGGCGGCGCACCAACCACCGGCAAGGTTCGCCTGGAAGTTCAGTATTTCGTCAAGGGACGTGCTGCTTTCACGCAGGGCTAAAAGTTTCTCCTTGAGTGGCGCCCTTCGGGGCTTTTAACCCCCACCGGCTTGATCCCCGGTGGGTTTTTTGGACAACTGAGGATTCATCATGAAATTCCGATCTACCACTGGCGAAGACATCCATATTGCACTGACCAATGGCAAAACTGCCTTGATTGGCGTGGAACTCACCGAACTCGACAAAGAGTTTCACAAGGAAGCCATCGCACGCGGAGCATTGCCAGAAGGCGTGGACGCTGATGTGGACCCCGTGAACACAGGCTTCAATCGCAAGCAGGCCATCATTGACGTTCTCGATGCCATGGCAGACGGCGACACCGAAGGCGACTTCAACCAGGACGGCACCCCCGCATTGAAGCGCGTGACTGCCAAGCTGGGTTTCACAGCCTCCCGCGAGGAAGTGAATGAAGCCTGGGCAGTAGTAACCGCCAAGGCCGACTAAGCCCATGGACGCTACAGAACTGCTTGGCATCTTCCGCGAGGAAGTATCGGACAAGGTAGCACCCTACCTTTGGTCTGATGCGTTGGTGTACGCCTACATTGACGATGCCCAAAAGCAGTTCTGCCGTGAAACCTATGGGATTCAAGACGCGCGCACCTTCACCATTCCGCTGGTCGTCAATACCGAGTGGTACGACATCGACAAGCGGATTCTCCAAATCCTTGGGATCTATGACAGCCGCGGAAGCAAGCTCCACGTAGTCACCCGGGATGAAGCCAATGCGCTGCATGTGCGCTTTGACGGCACAAAAGGCAAGATTGATGGCTTTGTGAAGGGCCTGGAGAAGAATTCTCTGCGCGCATTCCCCATTCCAAATACCGCCGAGACGCTGACCATGGAGGTTTTGCGGCTCCCAGTGACCATCGAGGCCGGCGACGAATTTGAAATTGATGAAAAGCACATCCTGAACCTGCTACTTTGGGTCAAGCACAAGGCCTATGGCATGCAGGACACCGAAACCTACGATCCGGTGAAGTCTGCCGATTACAAGCAGGCATTCAAGGCCTATTGTGATGACTCGCGCATTGAGGATGGCCGCCTGACACGCAATGTAGCGGTCGTCAAATTCAGGGATATGTGATGGCTACATTCAAAAAAGACCCTAACGCAGTCCTCGACTACACGTTTGACTGGACTTCCTACCTGACTCCACTGGTTGACACCATTTCGTCAGTGACATGGATTATTAGCTCTGGTTTGACCAAAGTATCACAGTCCAACACAACCACAACTGCAACCGCTTTCATTTCTGGCGGTGTAGTAGGGAAGACAGAAACCCTGACTTGCCGAATCACTACCAATAGCGTACCGCCAAGGGTAGATGACAGATCCGTCCTCCTAAAAATCACTGAACGTTAAAGGAACCAAGCCATGTCAGTCACCTACACCAATGCCGCCAAGGTAGCCCGCATGAACGCCGTCGTGACGGCAATCGGCTCGTCCGGCAAACTCAAACTCTTCGCTTCCGACGGCACCACGCTGCTGGCCACCTTCACCCTGGCGGCTACCGCCGGTACTGTGGCAGGCGCGGGCGTGCTGACTCTGTCGGACGCCAACGGCGGCACCGCAGGCATCCTGAACACCACCGCGTCTGCTGCGGGCACTGCCGCCAAAGCGTCGATCACGACCTCCGCCGACGTGGACATCCTGACCAACACGCTGACCGTGGGCACCTCCGGGACCGACATCGTGCTGGACAACAACGTGCTCACCTTCGGTCAGGCGATCACGATCAACTCCGGCACCATCACCCACGCTTAAGGCTCTGTTATGCAGTCGTGGCCTAATTTCGGGTATAGGGTTGGGGGCGTCCCGTCTAACGGTGGTGGCGGTGGGGGTGGTGGTTCAATCACCATCGGCGTCACGAACACAACTCTGACAGGCACAGCACCATTTAACGTAGTCTTTGACGCATCGACCACGACAGCAACAGGCGTATCCAAGCCATTCCAGAATCTGTTTTATGTGTGGGACTTTGGCGACGATCAATCGACCTATTGGGCGAATGGCGCTTACGTCAACCAGAATAAGAACGCAGAGTATGGCCCTATAGCCTCTCACGTTTTCCAGAACTCAGGCTCTAAGACTGTCACCCTGAGTTCTGGAAAACGTGAGAGGCT